CCTGTTGAATCTACTGCGCCAAGAAGCAATGACCACTGTGAAGTACCAGCGATGTAGTTCTGTGCGAAGAATGAAGTTCCTGCATAAGCTGCTGGTGCTTCTGTTGAGATGTAGCTGATGATTCCAGCTGAAGTAGCGGCTACTGCTGCTGCTTGTGTTCCGCCAGATGTTAGAGCAGCAATTACTGCTGCATCTGTTGCTTGTAGATATGCACGTTGCATTTGGATTGTTAGTTCATCGTAGAACAATGGATCTGAACGCTCTAGGAGTTCAAGAGTTACTGTGTTCTGTCCAGCGTACTTTGTGACAGTACCTGTGAGGTAAGCAGAAACCATTCCTGTTTCAGATGGTGTTGCTGATTCTGCTGCTGAAGCAACAGTTGGAGCTGTTGACAATTTAGGAATCTGAAAAGACATACCGATTGTTGGAAGTGTTCCCTTTGAAATTGCGTCGATTGCTGGGCGACCAAAGTTTGTGTTAGACACAAACTCGCGCATGTATTGGATTGGATTGAACGCAGGGTTTGTTGTGCCGATTGAATCGACCGCTGCTTGTACAACCATTGGATCTTCAGCTGCTGCAACCCAGAGTTTTGACTCTTCATTGCCAAGTGCTGCTTGAATCTTGTGCTGTGTGTAACGTCCTGGGCTATCGATGCCATGACGAACAGATGATGTGATGTAAGGGGCTGTTGCCTTTACAGTTGGGCGTGAGGCATCTACCGCTGGTGCAGCAGCAGCCTCTGGTGTTACGGCTGGAGTGTCTTGCGACATCGTTGCCTCACTTTCGGATTGAGTTTGATTTTGGGATTCTTCTGATACTTCTTTTGCATCAGAAATTATTGGTGTTTCTTCTGTTCCTGCTTCAGCAGCCACTGACTTGACTACAGCTGCTGGGAAAGCTGGTGATTCGACAAGGCTGACTTCTTTGAGCAAGGCTGACTGGACGTAAAGTGTTCCATCTTTGCCGGGCTTTGATGCAATGACTTCAACACCCACTGAAAGACCAGAAATCAAATCTTCAGATGCCAATAGCAAATAATCAGTGCCTTTTTGTGATGCGCTAATTTTAAACGTTCCGCGGATTTCTGTTGAAGTTTCTTGGAATGATTGTGCGCGACCTATTGGATCATTTGTTTGGTGTTGTGCTAATAATTTGATTTTGGAAACGTTAGGAATCTGGATTGAACCAGACTCGAATACGACTGGCCCGACAGATGTGTTTCCTGGAGTGTTGAAAGGAACCACAATTCCAGAAATGATTCGACGATTGGAGTCGCTGGCTTCGATAGAGCTGCTAAAAGTTAGATTCATGCTTCTTCTCCGTTAGGTGATAGATCTTCCATTGCTTGTGCTTGTGGTATATCAATTAGTCCGAGAGACAGAAGTTTCTCAGTTACATTGAGACGTTCCATTGGATCGGAACGCAAGAATGTTTCATCCACGCTAAATCGAACAACCTGTCCTCTAGGGGTTAGGTCGTCCATTGATAAACGATCTTCAATCGCAGTAATGAATGGCTGTAGTGAGTAAGCCATAAATTCTTTTCTTCCATCAAGGATATTTTGATAAGTCATACCGCGAAAAGTCTCTGCATCAATCATGTACGCAGGAATATTACAAGCGCGACTAATTTGCGTCGCTAAGTACTGAGCCGCTTCGTTGTACATCATATCTTTAGGTGAGAATGCTGTTGGTACATAATCAAGGGTCGAAGTCAAGTAAGCAGTTGAGCGATTTTGACGCGCTGCTTTCCATCCAGCAAGAATGCCTTGAATTTGTGCATCAGGAAGGTCAGCACCGTTATTTTTAATAACTCCCGATGGCATGGGACTTTGAGATGCAATGTTTGCAGCTTTTTCAATATCAATCGCGCTTTGAATTGTGCGACCTGCGCGAACAAGAATGCCTTGATCTAAGTGCTGAAATGTTACAAGGGAACCAACACCTTCCATAGGAACGCGTTCGCCTGAAATCATGTAATACTCAACTTCAGTATTAAATTTATTTAGTTTGACAGATACTCTGTCATTCTGCACCCATTCGAAACGTGCTGGGCGATTGTCATCTTGATAAATCTCAGTGACACGCCAATAAGCGACGCCATAATGAAATAATGAATCGACAGTCCACGAAATAATTTGGCTTCGTGGCTGTCTCTTATCTGGTTGATCTACCCATACTAAATTGGGAAGTTCTTCACCAGTTTTAGTTGAATATGTTTCTAAAGGAATACTGGCGATAACTCCACACAATAAATTTCTGCATCTTGCGACGGCTGGTACTGACATTGCATTTTGTCTATCAACGGCATTTATATAATTGTTGTAACCACCGAAGTTATTTTGCCCGTAAAAAGAACCGTAAGGCGCATCCATGATCGCAGGTGCTAATTGAGCAGTGACTCTAGGATGGCTTGGATTTGGCATGACCGCCTTACGGAAGCCCAAGGTATCTAATAATCCCACTAGACAAGTGTACGGTATTTGTCAAGGATTTGACAATCAGACACGATTTGTCTAAGAGTAAATCTTGGCTTCAGCAAGTGGTTGTGCCAAGACATGAACGACCATCGCAAGACCAATAGCAATATCGACAGGACCAGCGGATTTTCTTCTAACAATTCTCCAAGCACTGTCATTTATCTTAGCTGCGCAGTTGAGAAGATGCTGGACAAGTGCTTCCTGACCAGAATGAACAAGTTGGTTATTGGAAAGCGCATTATGCATGTCTGAACACGCTGTATAAAATGTAGCACCTGAAACATCAAGTACCTGAACACCCGAACGTTCTAATCTTGCAGCGATTGAGGCAGTTGTGTATTTATCGAAGCAGACAGTCCTTGGATAATATAAATCGCACCATTTCTTGATTGCCGCAGCAATCTTTAGTTCATCTACGGCAATTTGTGAATGGAAAGTTTCCAGGACACATACGCCAATTTTGCCATCGGGCATAATCTGACCCATTACAAGACTTGCATCTCGCCTTGAAGGTGATACGTCAAATGCCATGACTGTAAGTGGTCCAGGTTGAAGTTTCATTGTGCTATCGCTAGTTGCTTCAATAGATCCATGCGGCCAGGGTGATTGAAGACTGTCGATCCACATTGAAAATGTTTCAGTCATCGTCGTTTCGATGCTAGATGTGGCTATTGATTCTTCGATTGATTGTTCGGTAATTGTGTGACCAAGTGCAGGGTTGCTTATATACCAAGTCTTGCGATCTGTTAGCACTTTAGCGAATTGCGGAGCAGACCATTCATAGAATCCAAATGATTTCGGTGGATTGCTCAGAGCGCGCTCACGCATGGAGTTCAGCACGGTCGAGAAAGCATCCCCTGCATTAGATGTCAAGAGTGTTTGAGAATTAGGTCGTGCACGTGTCGTAGGCGTTGCAGCAGCAAAGCCTTGCTCGTCAATTTCTCTAAGTTCGTCGATGTATAAGAAGTCAGCAGTACGACCACGAGAAGAATCTCTAGTAGCTGCAACGACATCGAGGCGACCGCCACCTGCATTAGGCATCATCTCGATTGACTCTGTGCCGTTTGCGTAACGAATGGACTTTACAAGTTTGCTCAGATGTTCATTGGCTTCGATTGCATAAGCGACTTCTCGAAACGAGTGCAATGCCATGCCTCGGTTAGAAGACATGATCAAATGGTTCTTCTCTTTGAATAGAATGAGTCCTGAGAGGATGCGCATACGTCCTAAATGCGTCTTTCCATTCTGACGCGGGGTTATGACCAGGCTAGTCTTGCGAATAAACTCATCATTCTTATCAACGGTAAGCATGTCTTTTAACACATATTCTTGCCAAGGCAATAACGGCATGTTGATGGATTTTGCTAGATCCGAAACCTCATCGATGCGAGATTTGCCTTTGAGTGCAGGTGAAGATAGCCGTGGTTTAGATGCCCCTCGTTTGGACTGGCTGGTTTTGGTAGCCATCAGGTCCAATGCTGTTCAGGTTGCCCCTGTGCAGGTCCAGGCTGGACCATACTCGTGGTGCTCGGGGAGATAAGGTCAGG